CTATTCTAAAGTTGTCTCTGACTGCTATTTCACCAAGTCCTATATATGTCCCTGTAGCATGTAAATAGGGTTTGCTAAATTTTTTTGTTAATGGATCATAAACATCTAAATAAAATGTATCGGCGCTTGTAACATTGACTTCGTAAATACCGTCGTTCATATCTGAAAAATCACCAATAATTCCTGTAATTTTGATTATTTTATAATCACCAAGAGTAAAATTATGATTTGGGCTATTAATAACTACAGGTGCATCTGTAGGTAAAACCCCAAACCCTGTGATATTTTTTATAAATAAACTTTGATCATTAGTAGTTTGACCCGATCCTGTATTACCTGTGATATACATCGTATACCCTTGCTGATTACCAGCAATTACGGCTGGTATCAGAGAAGGTTGGTTTTTCCAATTGAAATTACACTCTTGCCACGGCTTGATTGTATTAGCCCAAGTTCTTGTATCAGGTGGCTGAAATGTACCGAGTGCAGTTAATGAATCCGTGAAGATAGCCCATGAGTCGTTTTCATAGTTATAAACCAGTCGTCTATCAGGAAATATTCCGTTATTATCTGAAAAAGGATAGATCCAGTATGCTAAACGCTGGACAAAATCTCGTACACCATGAACACGTTTGATACCATTGTTTTTGTTATTGAACTGAAAAACTAGATCAGGAATTTTGACGTCTATTCTATTTGATTTATAGCTATCACATTCAACTATCCCCTTATCACCTATTCCCACCAGGGATGTATCAAATTGCACCGCACTAAAGGTGCTTTCTGCCCCTAATTCACTATTGACCTTTTCAATTTGAAAGGGAGCTATCGACCTACCTGTATACCTAAGCTGCCAAGTAGAACGTTCACAATAAATAACCAGGTTATCGCGAACAAAACCCACAGAAATAATATCTTCGTTGGTTGGAATATCAAGAAAGCCTCCTTTACCTCTAACATCATCTAGCCAAGCATCTGCAACTGCATTTGTTACTATTGTATTCCCTGGTGGACTGACAACATCAAAAGGGTTACCTATTTCAGACCATCTAATTCTATTGGGGAATGTGCCACCTTCTGACCCTATTTCAAGGGTATTAAATACCACCATTCTCCCACGAAATGGCAACATGCAAAGACATTTAGATAATTTTCCACCACCAGCATTTGTAACAGGTGAAAAATCAACCCAGTTTGTACCAACTTGACCATTTGTATAGCGAATAGGATCTTTGTTATTAGTAACCCAAAATATTTTAAATGATGCTCCGCTGGCATCTATTCCATACCAATAGTTAGTAGACCAAAAAAAATCTGAATCTGTACTTTTCCAAGTTGTACCAGGCAAAAACTCAACCCAACCTGTGCTTGTTCCTGTATATTTATAAGCGTAGGTTGTATCAAACGCGACTGTCTGCTCATCATTAATGGATGAGTCTTCTCTTAATCTTAGACCCATCACAGGTAAACCAGGATAATAGGTGACAACGACTGACATTTGGTGATTTGCAGCAGCCAAAACAATTACTAAACCAGTTGCATAATTAATACTTCCACTCGGTAAAAAAGTTCCATCACCTTGATCGGTATAAACAATTGCTGTTGTTGTATCTGTTAATATTGCCGTACCTGGGACAATTGAAGCAGTTGAGCCAAATAAAAAAGAGTCTTTTATATTTGCGACTCCAGTTGGTGACATATTTAATAACCCAGGTACTCCATAAATTGGATTTAAAGAATCATAAAAACGTTTTAATCTACCTAGTAATTGCAATCCCTGCCTACGTCTTAATTGTTCTCTAAATAAAAAAACATTTTCAAGAATTGGATAGGCGTCTTCTGGTAAAATAAATTCCTGTCTATCTTGGACAAGACCAGTCTCCATGCCAGTTATTTTTAGAGGGGTATAACCTGCCATTAGTAATAACCTATTCCCCCAACACCGCCAACTGCTGGGATATTGCCATTAAATATGGTAATGTTAGGTTGAAAGATTTCTTCTATACCTTGTCTTTCTAGTGTTAAACCTTCTTGTCTATCATAAAGTACAGATAAGTTCTGGACTCCGTCCATGTCTTGACGATCTTCAAGTACTTTTATAGCTGCGCCGATTGCTATTAGCTGCCACCATTGATTTAAAATTGGTACATCATTTGTTTGCATAAACTGGACAGGTGTCAGATAAGTTTCTATTTCGACTTTATGAACTAATTTAGGCACTGGTCTAATCGTAAATTCATTATTCCAAAACAATAAACTATAAGGACGACCCGTTTGATATTGACTAACCCAAGCGGTTATAACGGTTCCCGAGGCTGGCGCAACAGGAAAAGTAATAGCAAAATCACCACTAACATAGTCCACAGTTCCGATACCGCCAGAATAAGGCACGGTGAGAGGGTCATTAGTTTGGGTATTAACATTTATCAACCCTGGGTTAGCAGTGTTTAAATTTTTCATTCCTGGAATAGCTGGGTTAGTTATTGGAGGATTATATTGAGCTGGTACTGACACTACTGGATTTGGCACTTGCAACTGTAGATTGCCATTTCCATCGTCATTGACACTGATTGCATTTCCTGCTATATCGACACCGCCTAATACCACCTCTTTACTCAAAAATGGGCCAGGGATATTAAAAGTAAATTCTGTTTGGACTCCATCACCTGAAATAGGCTGAAATCGAGTTGGAAATCTAGGCCATACAGCGTAAAATTGTTGCCTATCCTTAGTGAAATTCCCCTGTATGCCTTCGACATACATCGGTGCTCTCACACCTTGGTTGTAATTTACATCTAAAGGATACCTGTCGATGTATGGTCTAGTAAAAAATGTATAAACAGACCGCATTTGATCTATTTTTATAGAATACGCGAAGTCGTTCATGTAGAACGTATTTATATACTCATCAATTGAAGCGGTAGTCAAAGACGACTCACTAGCCGACGCAGTAAGTCTACGGACTTTTTTTCGTATGGCAACGAGTGTTGAATCAGCTGGTGAAACCATCTTTGATACCTTGTTTTTTAATTAAATGTGAGAGGGACTAATTCATGAATGAGTTCAGGTGAACCATCTCTTTCCAATGGTGATTCATCTTTTTTAAGAAAATTACCATCTTCACTGACTAAACCAGATCTTTTTGCTATTCTTACTTCATTTACTTCTTTGATAAAACCCATTGGAAGCTCATAACAATTTCCAGGTATTAAGTGATATTGTAAGATTGGATCACCTGGATATCTCACATAGTTTTTATCTAGTCTTTCATGCCTGCCTCGGTGGTTGATATAGCGAGCTTTAACTACTCTTGCATCTTCCTTTTTCTCTTTTTCAAGCTTTGCTTTATTCGCAGGCGAATATTGCTTGAAATCATTGAATTCGACGGAATTAGCAAGTTGATTAATCAAACCATGCTCTTCGCCTGCTGCTGTTACCATTACTACTGACATTTTTTTATCCTTTGTTTATATGTTTATTCTTATGACATCTTATGCAAAGCCATTCGATCTCTAATGGTTTGTTATAATCGTTATGATGTCCTTCTGGTATGCAATTTTCTAAACATTTTTCACATTTTTTTGGTCGAATTATTTTTCCTGTTTTTATGTGATATCTAAGTTTATTTCTTGCATTCCTTTTAATTTTTAAAGTTTCTTTATTTTTTTCGTAATATTCTAATGCTACTTTTTTGGCTTTTTCAGTTTTTGTATATTCATTAGATTTTATTCTTCTTTCTTCTAAATTTTTCTTATTATAATCTCGCTGTCTTTCATTTATTTTTTCTCTATTTTTTTCATTATATTTATGAATTTTTTCTAATCTTATATTCTTATTTCTTTTATATGATTCGCTGTTATACTTTTTAAACCTTTCGGGATCTAGATCTCGTTGAATTTTTCTTTTTTCCCTTATTTTATCCCCATATTTTTTTAAATATTCAGATCTACTTGTACTTACACAGTCCTTACAATATAAACATAGCCCATCTTTTCCTTGTTTCCACTTATGAAACTCTAATATATTTTTATAAGTTTTACATTTTTTACATTCTTTCATTTTTTATCTCCTTTTACAGGAGAATTTTAACTCAATTGTTCCTATTATTCAATGATTGAAAAGGTATATTGTTTGTATCATTACTAAAGCTAAGATTTTGTGAGCCTGCTGGTGCTAAACTAGCTGGTGTCTCAGCTTTTGGGTCACTAGGAATTACAAAGGAATCAAATAGTCTAGCGTCAATATCTATAGCCATGTCTGATCCAACTACTTCTAATATTTTTGCTGTCAAATTATTAGCCTGAAACATTTGATAACTATAAGGAACTGTCAATTTGACTAGTTGCCCAGCTTGATATGTATTAGATTCAGTCACTGGGTCAAGATCAACGGTCACGACTGCTGGGTATGTTCTTGTAATATTTGTAATATTAATTGAACTGGGTATCTGTATTGTGCCAGGTAAATACTCATTTGAATCGTTTACATATGCCATTTATCACCTAAAAAATGACCCAAGACATCTTAGCTATCTTGGGTCATAAGTTATTTGTTATTAATTAGTTCTCAAGTTTATATGCGACCCAATTAATGACATCGGCTGCCGCTCCTGCTGGCGATTGCGCTCCACCTGCTAGATACATATAAGGAACAAAACTTCCTGTATGAAACGGTGCAAGGGTAAAATTATACCCAGTTTGTACACCTGTTACAGGGTTGTATTGTGTCGACTGTCCTGCTGGCGCTAGTGTTGCAAACAATTGGCTAGTTGGTACGGCTGTAGAAGCTGGAAACGCAAATGTACTAAAATTTGTAGAGTCGATATCGACTGTCAAATTATAAGTTGCATTTGAAGTATAAGCCCCTATTGCCGTAATTGTTCCAGTCAAACCGTTCATTTCTTGCATACCCATACCTTGAGGGATGCTAAAATGAATCTTCATACCTACAACATAATCCAATGTTGCATCACATGAAGTTGTTACAACTGCCCGTGTTGCTTTAGAGATAGCCGTGATATAAAGTGCTCTTGGTTCGACTGAATCAAGCTTGCTAATTCTGCGCACTTGGAATGCTGTCGCACCTGCTGCAAATCCGCTTGAATCTAGCCCATAGAGTGTAAATGCTGATCCAGATACGTTATTAATAGTAAAGTCCATCCCTGCAATTTGTAACATTCCAGTCGAACTGTAGATTCTAACTCTATCACCATTGGAATAGGTGTTAGTTGCTGACGCAACCGCACCTGCTGCCTGTGTGATAGTTGTACCTGTAACCGCAGCCTCTACAAATGGCTCAGATGCTACATAAGTGAAACCATTAGACGCTGTAGATGTTGCAAATGTATCAATTAACAGCGCGTTTGTACTGTTAGTTTTTTTCCATCTGATACCATCATTTTGTGCTGTAGCCCCTAAACCAAATTTTGATCCATACCACTCACCACGAATAACGACGCCAGTTGCTGGTGCTAATGGCATTTGAGTGATGTTGGTAGTAACAAACATATCGGCTGAGCTAGGTAGAGGAATTTTAACCCCTGCACCTGTAGAAGTGAAAGATCCACCTGTAATAATTGTAAATGGCATATTTCCCCCTTACGATACTTGGTTAGTTGTTACGTTTAGACCAGAAATCCAGTTTTGATTTGTAATTGCTCGCGCAATCGCAAATTTAGCATATAGCTGGCTGTTTTGAGCGACACTTGATACAACCCATGGTGGTCTATAACCAATTACCGCTGTATAATTGTTTTGCTCGATTTTAGCTGCTGCCTCTAGACCGTACATAGGAATTGTATAGACTGTATTACCATTCAAAGATTTGGCAGGAATTTTGGCTGCTTTACTAGACACAAAAAATCTAAATCTTGAAATAGCACAGTATTCCTCTGGTCTCAATCCTGCTTGATCTGGATATGCATTCTTTAAAAGAACACCCTGTACTTTTTGTAAGTCACTGGTTACATTAGTGTTACATAATGCAATGAAGGCATCTCGTGTGGGCCCCGTCGAATATTTATCCATGGCGTCGATGCTTGTAAGCATTGTTCTTGCATCATTACCTAAAAGAATTCTTTCAATGTTATTAACATCATTCAAAGAAATACTTGTCGGCATGTCGTTGTTTAAGCCCCCTGTGGCGTTTACATATGACACTGAACTTGAAAATAGGTCTCTCATCAAAAGATCTTCCTTTTCTCTCAGCCATTGACCAAGTAAGGCAGTAAATTTTGTAAGGGTTTTGCTATTTTCATACAAAACGACTTGTTCATTTGTAATGATAGATTTTGCGTATATCTCCATGGTAGCGTCAATATCTGATCGAACAGGAACCTCAGACGCTGGATCAATACCAGAGCCATCAAGTTGCCCACCTTCTGTAGATAGACGCTCAAAACGAGACATACGGGTGGTTTTACCGATATATGATTCGGCATAGTGTAGATCAACCCCAAAAGAGTGAATCAAATTAAACATTGGAGTTGATAGTAGATCTTCGGCAGCCTGTACTGGTAGTTCAGGAGCCATGTTGTTGATATTTGTAATACCGCTTGGAAACGACATAAAAAAACCTCATTCAGGTTAGGTTAGTATTTATGTCTGATGGCGAATCAAACTAAAATCTGCCTACACTGACGAGGTGCAATTCTGTCTTGGCTAGCGAAGCCGAAGTGCTGCTTTTTTTATGTTATTAATTTATTTAATAACTGTCAAATTTTATTTTTCATTTGCCACTAATTCAGATGGTAAAATTTTTTGCATAAATAAAACGGTTTTCACAATAGCCATCTCTTTTTCTAATGTTACAATTTTATTTTCTACAGAAGTAAATTTTGTGTTTATCCATCCCATGGCAATTATTATAGAAATAATAATTGAAATAGTGTCAGCATGTTTTTTTAAAAAATTATCATTCATTTATTTATCCTCTTTAGCTAGTTCTACAGGATAAATATTTTTCATAATTAAAACAGTTTTTACTACCGCTATTTCTTTTTCTATATCATTAAATTTTGAATTTATCCATGTCAATGATAAAATTAAGGATGTTATTATTGTTAACATTACCGAAATAGTGTCAGCGTGTTTTTTTAGGAAATTATCACTCATTTTATACCCCTCTTTTTAGGTTTTACGTCTATATAATAACATATAAACAATATAAAATGAATGATAATGTATAAATTATGACATAGTAGGTACTTCGGGTATATTCATCCAAAATTTGACCTGCTCGGGTTCTTTTCCAGTATTTTCAAATTTAAATTTTTTATATAAAACCTGCTTGTTATCGGTAGTATATTGCAGTTTGGAAATAGATTTAAAAACTTCTATACAAACCTCGAATTTATCTTGAAAAGGATAATATTTATAAACTAAATATCTTCCTTCCACAGTCGGCATCCCGATTTTTACATCATTCCAAATCATTTTTACCTCTGAATTTTCTATAATTTCATCTTTAAAAATACTGTCATTTTTTATTTCATCATCTTTATCTTTTTTTTCTTCATTTACAATTTGATTTTGCATGAATTTAGGTTCGTGTAAAAAGAGAAAATCTAAATTTTTTAACATGATGCCACCAAAAATAAACTTATATTTTAAATATCATATGAAAAATTTTAACTCAAGCCCCGAATTACTTTTTGCATCCTAGCATAATTTTCTGCTTTTCTTTTATCATCTAGTTTTTGCGAGGGCATGGCATTACCGCTTTGTGTTAGCCCAGGTGATGAAATTGACTGAGGCTTGTTGAAGTTAGCTTCGGCTTTAGCTATTTCTTTTCGACTGTCTAGATTAGGCACATATCTCTTTATGGCGTTATAGATGTCATTCCATTTTTCAAATGACTGTGGAAGTCTACCAAGGGATTTGGCTAATTCTGGATGATGGTATTCTAAATAGTCAAGGTTGCTAGATGAACAAACTTGATCAAAATCAGCATGAACATTTTTCAATTTTGTAGGAAAAGAAATTGCTTCCTCTTCTTGACGTTTTCTTTCTGCTTCTTGTTCTCTACGAGCCAAAAGCTCGTTTACTTTTTTCTCTATCTTTTGTTCATCCGACTCTTCGTAATAGTCGTCATTTTGTTGTTGTTGTTGGTAGTTTGGTTGCTGCTTATTTAAAACTGACTCAAGAGCCATCTTTAATGCCTCTGCTTCTGCTTCTTTTTGTTTTGCAACTTGTGCTAATTCTGCTGCTCTTTTTCTTTCTATCTCTCTCTCTTCTCTGAATTTTTTCCAATTTATTTCATTTTGAGATTCAATAGGCTGTTCTTGTACTGGTTGACTAATATTTGTATCTTGTACATTATTATTTTTAACTGGTTCTACAGATGTAGTTTCATTTTCATTCATGGAGGCTCCTTTTGACTGATAAAACAATTGATAATTCAAATTTGAATAATACAGATATGGTTAAAATAAAAGAAGAGCTTTTACAAAGCTTGAGTGATTACAGAAAGACTTTAGCTTATTTGGCTTGTGATGTGCCAATTGAAGTTTTATGTTTAGAAAAAAGTACAATTAAAATATTAAGAAACAATGGCGTTTTGCGTGTCTACGATTTTTTCAATTGCGATCTTACTAAAATCGAAGGGTTCAACGACACTATTATTAGCGATCTTACATCCCGCTTGAATCAATTTATCTCTGTTTGCTAATAAATATTCATGTTCAGATAACATATCTATTCCATGTTCATGTCTAATATAATCCCAAAATGTTCCTTGAAAAAACGCCACAGACCATGCTTGCATAGTTTCATACCTTTTATCAACAACCGAAAGACTAGCCAATTCAGACATAACCATGTCACTTGGTAATACCCATAATCTTTTTGTTATTTGATCTTTTTTTTTATTATATAAAAAAACAGCTTGATTAGGTCTTGGTTTAGGTAAATATGGCCAGCAATAAAACTTTCTACGTTTTAAATTTTTTATAAGTGGGTCTTTTGCTATTACCATCACTATACAAAATTCATCTTCATCTATAATATGATAATGCTTCTCAATTGATTGTTTTAGCTGCTCATGTATATTATCTGCCATCGCATGACCAACCTCAAGAGCGTCATATTTTGTAGTGTCAGACATAGCCTTTTTTGATAGTTCTCCAGCCGTTACTCGTTGCATGTATTCTCCGAACATAAAGCAATATATCTTTCATATCCCTCGCAAATAGTCGTTTGTTTTTTTTCACAAAAACTTACTATTATCATCGCGGTATGAAATGATATACCATTTTCTACTAGCCAATTCACCATTTCTTGCTGAAATTCAATTCTTTCTTTTAAATTCATTATTTCACTACTAGCAATATTTCTAAAATATCTTCAAGATCTAAACCTAGTTCTTGAAGTTGTTCCAACTTTTCATCATCTGATAAGTCATAACTATTTAATATTGATTTAATTTCATCATCGTTCATAATTTCACCATTGTTAAGTGGTTAATTATAAACGATTAATGATTTAATTTCAATGATCACACTCATTTATTTTCTGATGTGGTTGTGCCCTATCTTTTCCTGGTCTAGGTAAGAACGCACCAGCTGGATCATTTCCAAAACCTCTAGCGGTAGCTGGAACTGATGTTTCCCAATGGTCATTTGACCCCAGCCCTTTCTTATAGTTCACATCCAAATCTTTAGATTTGTAATCTTTTGATTTATCTTTCATATTAATACTTCATTTTATTTTTTTTAACATAATCAGATAATTTGTTAACAGATTCTTTTAAATCCTCTGGATTACCAAATTCTGTTGCATATTTCAAGTTTGAAACTTTTACATCTTCGGGTTTTTTTTCCCAATGATCATTGTTAAAATATGGCATTCCTCTACCCTTATCTTTCATCTTATCCCCCTTGGCTTATAGCCTGATTTTCTTGATTGTATTCTTGCTCTGTTGCTTTATTTAATGAATTGATATATTGAGACAACTCTAGACTGTTTTTAAAGTTATTCATATCCATGTCTTCAAGCTCTATCATAGTCCTGACCTTCTCTAAATCAGCCGATAGACTCTCATGTTCAGCCTGTGACTCAATCTTATCAATATTTGCTATCTTCTCTCTAGCCGATGCTTGTAGTTCTTTCTCACGTGCTAAATCAGCCTTACCTTTAGCATAAAGAGCCATGATCTTGCTTTCATCAACTTTAGCCTGTTGCTCTGATTCTGCTTGTTGCTGTTGGGCTTGTTGTTGACTTGCCTCTTCCATATCTTCAAGAAGCTGTTTTTTATTGGTAATAGATGCAGCTCTTATAATTGACTTGTCAGGTATACTCATACCAATTTCTTTAAAATATAGCAATTGTTGTAATTCAAGCTGTCTTTGAGTCGCGCTATAATTCCCCTCTTCAACTGCCACGCTATATTTTTGACTGTGAGATGAGAAAAATCTTTCTTCTGGTTCTCTACCTAGAATATTTTTGATCTTACCTCTAGAAAAATTCTTTCTAATTGCCTCTAGTCTAATCTTGCCATATAATCGCTGAGTATAATCTAACTTATCAAATATAGTTTGTAGGGTTGTTAACCCAGCTCCCTGCCTTAACATTGATAATATGCCTGATTTATCATCTGTAGCCGATCCAAGAAGCTCCTCATTGACACCAGATATTTTGGTTATATCTTCTGATAAACTAGCTGATAATTCCATTAAACTTGCAGGTATTGCCACAGGTTCTATACGTTGTACTTCTGACACCTGGCGACCAGCTTTAAGAGGGATTAAAAACCCATCCCCACCGCTTGATTGTCTAAATGCCTTGATATCTGTCACCACATCAACAGGGAAAATCCAACCGCTATTAACTGTCGATTGTAACATTTGTAGCTCAATTACCTTGCGCATATTATATAAAAACTGGGGATCTCTTAGATTCCTGACAACCCCCATTACCCGCCAAGCGGGCAATTGAATGTCAGGTTCATGGAAGCAAAGGGAGGGAACAAATGGATACGAATCAATATTTAATAGATTTTTTCCATGATATACTATTTTATTACCTAGGCTAATTACAAGCTTGACAGTTGGAACTTGTACTTTTTTAGATATTAGCCATGGTTGCTGCTGCATCACCATTCTAAACACATCTGGATCATCTATCTCGTCTTGTTGCCACTCGGCAGCTTCACCAGTCTTAGGGTCTAAAATGATATTTGCTTCTCTTGTGGTTCTATAATAAAACTCATCATATGTAAATAAATTATTTGTATCTATATTGTTTAATTCGGCTTGCATAGGAAATCGACCATCTTTCATACCGCCTGGTTTCATTTTGTCAATTTCAGATGCATAACCAGGTAATAAAGCTTTAGCCCCCTGTCTAGTCACCCAGCGTCTTCGCCAAATCCCATTGCAGTCACTAAGATCCTGCTTCCTATAGTATTGATCAATCAAAAAATTATTATATGATACGCAGTCTGTAAATAAATCCCCTGAAATTGGGTCAAAAGTGTAGTCAGGATATAAATGTAAAAGTGTTTGACCTGTATCACATGATCCTTCAAATGCTTGAGAAAGATATTCTTGAAAGCCATCTCTATCATCACACCATCTTACAACCTGTGTATAATCATCTGATAGGGTATCATCTTGATCATGAAGAGGTAACCAAATTGTTGATTTTCTATTTTTACGCTGGAAACCACATATCATATTAATATGACGTCTTATCATATTAAAAAAGAATTTTTGGGCAGATTGGTAATTGTTGCCATACATAGCACTATAGAGGGCTTGATCACCAACCTTGAAACGCTTGTCAATAGCTCCTTGCACCCACCAAGTGGAATTGGCTGGATAATTTGACAAATAAAAGTGATCTTGCATCTGTTTTAAGTCTATATTTCCCCTGTCCGTTGGGTCAACATATCCTAAAGAATATCCACCATTTTCATAACTCGGCATGTAAAACCTTACTTTAAATAAACCTTAATCTATCATAAATAAAATTTTATTTGCTAATTATATCCAGCTATACAAGAATTAAATTGATTATAAATATCATCGTTTCCATAAATCTTTTGTCTTATTTGATCTATAGATAGATTTTGATCAGGATTATTTTGCAATCCATATTTAAAGGCACTAGCCAAAAGATATCTACATGAATCCACAGCATGATCGTTCTTTTTTATAGGCTTGTCTTCTCCACGTGCCGCATAAGCTGGATCCCAAGCATAGCTTTGACATTGTTCAATTAAGTTTTTACAATCTTTATGAACCATTAAGTTTTTACCAGCTATTAACTGCGTCATCATCTTAATACCAAACAAAACATCATTATTAGCATCTACAACTGGCAAATCTAAGTTTCTTAATTCAAGCTTTAAGCTTGCTGCTGCTGGATCTACATATAAAGCTGTAATAGGACTATATTTAAGAAAATCTTTTATATCTATTGCCAACTCTCTATCTGTTTTAGATCTGCCATATTTAGCACTATCAAAATAATATTCTTTTTCTATTCTTACTTGCGGCCATTGATTAGGGTCGATCGCTGCTAGATGGCAAGCAGTAGGATTCACCGTGCCATAATCAAGACCAGCACAATAAAACGATGGGGCTGGATATGATTTATTATAAATATTCATATCACACCAAGAGTCAAAGATAGCTCCAGTGGCTAACGCCCACTCCCCAAGAATAAAACGTTTATAAAAGACACCTGAAAATGATGATTTAATAGCCTTTTTATAAGCTTCATCTAGAACAGGATTGTCATCTAAATTGAATTGCCATGATGCAATGTCATGATCTAATGGTCGATCAAGATATTGTTTTTTTAGCCAATGGCTTGGGCCTTCTGGGTTACAGGTAGCAAATAGTTGCGCCTGTGGAACGCTTAAACGAGTCTCAAGCATTTTCCAAAACTCTTCTGGAATACATGTAGCTTCATCAACATAAGCATAAGCCAAGGTCGAGCCTTGAATAGTAGTAACAGCCGATATGTCTGGAGCTCCAACAAAATAAACATTTCTACCATATAATTCGGCTTTATTTGTCATTGGAGAAGGGGCTGGAAAACCCAATATTTTATACATTGTAGTTAAAATATTACGCTGAATTGATCCACGATTGACGCCAATGATCATAGCGTCGCCAGCGACGCCGTGCTTTAGGCAATGAATAAATTTTCTAATAGATGAATAAGTTTTACCAGATCTAACAGCCCCTACCCATATGTTAAATCGGTGGGTTGAATCAGCGTAGCTGATAGCCTGTTTATCACTGATTTTCATCTATATCTTTTTGCATCTTTAAAAGATTTCTTATTTGCTCTAACTCTTTTCTTAATTTTGCATTTTCAGCTTGTAAATTAAAACTTTCATTGTCGCTGTCAAGATCAGATTGAAAAGGGCTGTCGTTTGATTTATTCTCGACACCCCACCCTATTTCATGTCCTATTTGATCCATTATTTTATGAGCTGTCTGCATGGCTGTTTTTAAATCTTCTTTATAATTAGCCATAGAATAATCATATAATTGAAGGGCTGCATCAATTCTGGCTATTTTTCCATAACCTCTAATTTCATGAATTAAAGCCATGCCCTTTGGATGTTTTTTAAAAAACTCGTAAATAGTCCAGCGGTCAACGTTCATTTCCCTAGCAATTGCGGATATATTACCTTTATGTTTTTTGCAAACCTGGTACATATGAGTTCTGTTGGGATCGAATTTAGCGTATGCCATTTTTTATAACCATCTTTTTAAAATAGTTATAGCAATTAAATATTGAATTTGTCAAGGGTTTTAGGATATTTTAGTTTATATTAACTCTGGTTTTCCATCTTCAAATCCTCAATAAATTGTCTGACTTTCATACAATCTTCATAATCTCCCTTAAATAATGCTATGCAATTTCCTGAAAAATGATCCCCGGTGAAAGGTGCATCACTATTATTTTGTTCTCTCATGTGATCATAAGCATAAATTGCTCGTTCTAATGCCACACTAAATGAATCGTTTTTATAATCATCAATCCAATACCCACAATCGCATCGATCATTTACTATTTCACTAAAACATTTGTCACAATGTGTTCTTTTTTCTTTATTTATCATCAAAAATCTCTATCATGTTGGGAACAGTTAAATACAAAGATACCGTGACGACGCCACATTCTAACAACTTTTGGGCGATCATCGAAGACATATTCAACTGTTTTACCTTGTGCAAGTTCTTCATTTAACCACTTTTCTTTTAATATCTCATCAGGAGTATAATCACCAATAGGACGCATTTTGAGGCTTTCGTATGTGATTCCATGTTTATCCAACCACAATACCGTTTTATCCCTGACACTCTCACATCTACCAGACCATATGTGCACATCTTCACAATCATCATAGTAATCCCATCGGTGAAGACTTTTGATAATATCAATCACTGGTTCAATTGGGAGATCTTTATCACATGCCTCATAGAAAGATTTCCAGTCTGGTTTCCGTGCCTCTATTTTTTCATTTTTCATTAATTTTTTCATTTTATTAAACATTTCCTCATTAGTCATAGGAATAATTATTTTAAGATCAACAAAATACCTTCTATGTTCACAATCAGCTAATGTACCATCTAAATCAAAAATTATCATCTGATCCTTCTTCTTTAATAAGTTTCTTTGTCTCTTCCCAACTTTTATCCGCAAGATTAAAAAAATCATCTTTAGATATCTGTAAACAATTCATATTAAATGTTACAAAATCCAATAGACATTTGCAAATTGGAATAGGCGGTGATAAAGATGCTTTATCTTCCATGAAATCCATAAAATCATCATAAAATTTTTGTTGTTTATTTATAAAATCTAATTTTACTTCTTCTTTTTCAGATTCGTCTAATTCGTTATATTTTTTATTCATCTTTTATCCACCATTTTTTTTATAGAAAAATAAAAAAAACATCCTATACTAAAATGAATTCCTATTGTTGAAATTAATAAACAGATATTAGCTAAATTCATTTATCACTCCATGTAATATATCCTCGACAAATTGTACACCAGATACTACCGTAGGGGTAAGTTATCATGTATCTGTTTCCACATCCGCAAACTATCATTTTTTCTGTCATAATTAATCTATTTCTATCATCATAGTTTTAATACTATCTGGAAATGTCTCTTTAGCTTCTTCTTTCGATATCCATTTTCTTTCGATAATAATTGGACATTTATAATCATAATTTGGAATAGAATATAACTCAGGTCTTTTATTTGTTACTGAAATTTTTGTTTCGGGAGGAGTACAACTTAAATAACAATTACATTCTAAACAATGTTCTGAACAATTATCACATTCACCCGACATCTTTTTCATCCATCATTTTTTTAT